GTAGGTACTCAATTCTTGCCACCGAAGAAGAAATAATTTAGTATGTGGTCTTATGCAATTAACCGATTTAAAATTTCAACCAGGTGTAGATAAACAAGACTCCCCTTATGCGGCGGGAGATGATCGACGCTATATTGATTCTCAATTAGTAAGGTTTCATTACGGAAAACCCGAAAGGTGGAAGGGGTGGGAATACCTTCCCAATCCCAATGAAACCCTTATTGGCGTGGTCCGTGATACGCATTCCTGGGTTAGTTTAAACGGAACCAGATATCTTGCTTTGGGAACCGATAGAAAATTATATATATTAGTAGGCAGTGGACTTTATGATATTACACCCATTCGGGAAACAGAGAGTTTAACAAATCCTTTTGCGACAGTAAGCGGTAGTCCTATCGTGACCGTAACCGATGCGTCGCATGGAGCGGCACTGGGCGATTTTGTTACATTTGACGACACTACCACCAACAATGTTGTGGACGGTATAGAATTTAACAATGAATTTGAAATTACGGAAATTGTTGATAGCAACAGTTATAAAATAACCTATTCCTCGGACGCTACGGGAACAACAGCGGCGGGAGGTGGATCGGTAACCGCAAGCTATCAAATTTCTGTTGGCCCCGCTACATCAACTTATGGATATGGTTGGGGTGTTTTAACATGGGGATTAAGTACATGGGGTACCGCTAGGTCTTCATCAAGCGTCACCATTAATGCTCGTCAATGGTCATTGGATAATTTTGGCGAGGACTTGATTGCTACCGTCTTAAACGGGGGCACTTATCAATGGGATACTTCAGGAGGCACAACAACTAGGGCCGTGAGCCTTGGTGCAACAGCCCCGGTAGCTTCTCGTTTTTCTTTAGTATCATCTGACACAAGACACTTATTTTTATTTGGCACATGCACAACAGTTACAGATGCAGCCACGCAAGATGATTTATTTTTTAGATTTTCTGATCGTGAAAGTTTGACGCAGTGGGCACCAAAATCGACAAATGAAGCGGGATCATTGCGTATTGCTGATGGTTCCCGTATCATAGGAGCGGTAACATCAACAGGTCAAATCCTGGTATGGACTGACCAATCCTTGCACGGTATTCAATTTGTAGGAACTCCCTTTACATTTGGTCAAAGACAATTAGGAGCCAACTGTGGCTTGATAGCACAGCATGCAGCCATTGATGTGAATGGTAAAGCTTTCTGGATGGGTGATGATGCATTCTATATGTACGATGGTGTTGTTAAAAAAATGCCGTGTTCTGTACAAGATTACGTATATGATGACTTGAGTTACACAAACAAGAATGACATTGCCTGTGGCATCAACCCCGAATTTAATGAAATTATGTGGTATTATCCCTCAGGCAGCGCCACGCAAATTGATAGAGTTGTTGTCTATAATTATCTGGAAGGAACGTGGTATACGTCAACATTGGGAAGAACCACGTACCTGGGAAATTACACCTTTGAAAATCCTATAGCCACGCAATATGATGCTGCTTTAGTGGCCAATGCCACTACAAGCACAGGAGTAACCGATACTCCTTACGGCGTCACGGCGGGAGCTTCCTATGTATATAATCAAGAAATAGGAAACAACCAAGCTGATGGAACTGCCTTAACAGCTTCCTTAACAACAGGATCAATTGAAATTGCAAATGGAGATCAATTTATGTCAGTGAGTAAATTTGTTCCTGACTTTACTTCCCTAACAAATAATGTAGCCGTTACTTTAACATTGGAGGATTACCCTCAATCAACAACAAGTCAAACTACTTCAGGTAATGTTACTAGCACCACGACTAAAATTAATGTAAGAGGAAGAGGACGATCAGTAAAATTAGCTTTTGCAAGTGATACTGTGGATGATACAAACTGGAGATTGGGATCAATGAAACTTCAACTTAGACCGGACGGAAGAAGATAATGACACAGTACGATCCAAATGATTTAAAGAGAAGGCAATTGTCCTTGAGTGGAATATTCGGACTTGCAGGAGGGCCAAGACAACCTCAATACCCTTACCAACATCCAATTCAACAGCCACCTAAACAGTTTGATCCGTGGGGAGTTAAGGGAATGGGAGAACAGATAACGGGATTTGGTGAAACCCTTGGAGGATACGGAGAAACCCTTGGAGGATATGGCGAGCAGCTAGGAGGATTTGAAGAAAGACTTGGAGGATTTGGTGAACAGTTAAGTGGACTGGGAGACAGGTTTGGTCAACAAATTAGTGGACTGGGAGACAGGTTTGGAGGAGTAAATGATAAATTAGCAAAAATAGAAGAAGGAATTGGAAGCTTACTACAAAACAGGGGATCAGGAATGGGAGGAATGGTACAGCCAAATTATGGATACTCTCCTTATAATATGTTATTAAATTCTTTTTTTGGAGGATATAGATAATGGCTAAAATAACGATTACTCGTTTACCTAATGCCACGTCTCAATATGAACCAAGTCAATTTGATCAAATGATTCGTTTACTCGAACAATTAATTTTAAATTTAAATACTTCTTACTCTCAGGATATAGAAGAAAAATCTTCTGGAAGGAGTTGGTACCTTGGCTGATACTTTTAAAAATGCCGGTGTAGATTTAACCACAACTGATCCAACAACCATTTACACGGTTCCAACAGCGGCTCCAGGTATAACAGGAACTGCTCCTATTTTTCCAACCACAGCCGTAATTAAATCCATTATCATATGCAATGATTCTGCGAACACCACTGAGTACACCATAGAATGGACGGACAGCAGCGCTTCGGCAACCTATAAAATTACCAATGATAAGACGATTGCCACCGATACCACCTATGAGGTTTTATCACAGCCTCTGGTTCTGGAGGAATCGGACTTGATTAAAATTACAGCGAACGCCGCTAATGAGATTCATATTACTTTAAGCGTACTGGAAATAACAAAAGGGGATTTGTAATCGACCTTCATTCTTTATTTATTACTCCTATCTTTTCTATAAATTTAGCAGGCTATGAAAATCTTACTGAAGTTATAAAAAATATTCAAGAGAAAGAGCCCATAAGTGTTGAAGGAAAAAGCACTGATGGGGGATGGCATAGCCATGATTTTTTACATGAGGATAAACAATTCGCTAAATTAAAAGCAGAAATAATTGAAATGACAAAAGAGACAATGAGTCACTTATCCATTATTGATCAAATAGTTCCTATAATTACTGGTATGTGGGCCGTGGTCAATGGGCCGGGAAGCAGTAATCGTTTACATAGTCACCCCTATAATAATATGTCGGGGGTTTTTTATTTACAAGTTCCTGAAGATAGCGGGGCTCTTGTCTTTCATGATCCTCGTCCTCAGAGTGAAGTCCTGGCTCCTCCTAAAAAACCAGGAGAAAGCATACATACCTCTTCCCGGGTTTCTTGGAAACCCAAGCAAAATGATATACTGTTTTTCCCCTCATGGCTTACCCATGAAGTGGAGAAAAATAATTCACAAGAAGAAAGAATTGTGATAAGTTTTAATATTGAATTAAAAAGGAGAAACAATGGCTAAAATCATAGAAGAAGCAAAAGTCTTGGGGGAAATTGATGCTGGTGATGGTCGCATGGTTCCTCACATTAGATGCCGTTCAGAAACTACAATTACTAATACAGAAACAAATCAAGAATATGATTCAGAAGAACACGCTACCAATGATGTAGCTGATCCTGGAACAGAAACGAAAGAAGAACACATTAGACGAGACGTTAAAATATTCGCCCCGTCATTGGCCGACATGATCGGCGCAAGCGATAACGATTAAGCGCTACAGGCTTCACATTCAATCTCGGTTTCAGTGCCGTTAAGCATTACTTTTTCATCGGAAGTATCATGACAACCACACCCCTTAAGGTGCTCGGCCAGTGTCTTTTCTAGTCTTAAATTATCTCTCTCCGTAGCTAATAAACGTTCGTGGTAGCGGCTCACCTTGTCAGCGAGGACAGCTATAGCCTTCAATACTTCCTGATTTTCCATTTTTTTCTC